TAGTTTAGGTGATGATGCTGCAGACCTTGTTATTTCACCAGCATACTAATCGCTAACAAATATACAGAAAGAAAAGGGGTTTTATTGCCCCTTTTTTTGTACACTAAAAAACAAATAACCTATATTTATATTTATAAGAAACACGTTATGACTTGGAAAGTAAAAAAAGAATTTGAACATATAGTTTTACCTAACCTTAATTATTGTTTAGGAGATTTAAACGAAAAACAAGTTGCGGGCTTAGGTGATCACTATAAAGAACTATATTTTACAAAAGATAAACCTAAAAAGAAAAAACAAAAATTAGATAATTCAGAAAACAATGAATAAATACTATACATAATGATTGAGGTTATACAAACAACTTCTACTACGCAACTTGGACAAGACTATGTGCAGTGGCCAACTGTTGTAAATGATATTTCTAATACAGCAATAAAGCCATTGTTTTGTTTTAAAAGTCAAGCAACAAAAAAAGAACTTTGTTGGCTTCCAACATTTGGACCATTTTACACGCAGGCGTTAGGTGAAATAAATGAAAGATATATGCTTGTTTTTTTTTTCACAATAGCGAGTGATCCTGGACCTGGAGGGGCTAATCCTTTAATTGGAATATTACAAATGGGAACAACAGACTATCCATACGGCCTTTATGATGTTACTATTTATGAAAATAATATGAGTGGAAATTTAGATCCTGCAAACGCAATTAAACCTGTATGGTACGGCTTAATGAATTTAATTCCAGAAACAACTAATCCTGCTGTTGAATATAAAGAGTATGCAACAAATGACACAGACACAGAATCAGTTTATATAACGTTTTAAGATATGATACAGTTAAAAGTTAGAAATGTTGATGAGTTTTCAGTAAGTAACTCATTCTATTTAGATGTTTACAGCAAAATGAATAAATACCAAACAAACGGCAGAAGTCTTTGCACATTTACAAGTCAGTTTACAGGCAAGTCTAAAACTGTTTCCTTAAATACAGGTTATGGAGATTTTAATTCAAGATATGTTCAGTATGGTGTGTTTACAAATAGAGATGCAGACCAAGAAAATTTATTGACAGGAATTATTCAGCTAGGAACAACAGACTTTCCACTTGGTTTTTATGATGTTACCATATACAATAACACCGACAACACAAATCTTGATCCAACAGGACTTCCTGTTATTTGGAACGGATTAATGAATTTAACAGGATTTAGTTCAGCCACACAGTCCGCAAAATACACAGAATATACTAATAACGATGCAGACACAGAAAGCATTTATTTAACTAACCCACTATGAATTTAAATTTAGTAAAACTATCACATTATAATATACCACATTTAGTGGAAAAATCTAACCAAGACTGGATTAGTTTTGGTGAAGACAATCTCTACCCTAATTACATATTAGACTTATTTCTTGGAAGTGCAATCAATGGTGCATTAGTTAAATCAATTGGTGCTATGATATATGGAGAAGGATTAGCTGCTACCAACGCAGAAGAATCAATAGACACAAAAGAATCTTATTTAAGATTAACGGAATTACTACATAATTCTGATGATGACGTTTTAAAAGACCTGGCATTAGATTTAAAACTATTTGGGGGTTGTTATGTTAATGTGATATGGTCAAGAGATAGAAGCAAGATAGCAAAAATGAAACATATACCTGCACAATATATTCGTTCTGGTAAAATGATAGATGGTGAAATAGATACATATTATTACAGTGCCGATTGGTCAAAATGCAAGAAGGCAGAATACCGCCCTATTCCTTATAGAGCATTTTCTACAGAAGATAGAACTAATGCAAGTCAAATTCTAATGATCCGAGATAAGAACCCTGCATTGTTTTATGGCTTTGCACCAGATTATGTAGCTGCTACCGACTGGATTCAAATGGAATTAGAGATTGCTCAATTTCATTTATCTAATATTACAAGCGGTATGACTCCTAGTATGCACGTTGGATTCTCTAACGGTATACCTACTGAAGAAGAAAGAAGAACTATAGAAAGACAATTAAACGCTAAATTTGCAGGTAGTGGTAATGCAGGTAAAATACTTATTACTTTTAATGACGGTAAAGAAACTGCACCTATTATAGAACCTATCCAAATGAATGATGCACAGAATGCTTGGGTAGAAATGCAGAAAAGTGCAGTTGCAAATATACTCGCGGGACATCGTGTGGTGAGTCCAATCCTTTTTGGAATCAGAACTGATACGGGTGGTGGTTTAGGCAATAATGCTGATGAATTGCGAGATGCTTACAGTTTATTTAACAATACTGTGGTCGTTCCCTTCCAAAACACGCTTTTAAAGGGTTTAGAGAAGATATTTAAGGTAAATGACATAAACCTTGATTTGTACTTTAAATCGCTTAAACCTGCTGATTTTATTGATTTAGAAGTTACTAAGACACAATCAGAAGAAGACCAAGAAAAAGAAGGTGTTACAAAAGAAGATATAAATACAGAAGAATTAAAGCACGAATTTAAGGACTTGCAAGACATAGACACTAAACCTACTAAGGGAATGGTAGAAGAAGCTATTAGGGGTTTAGAATGGCGTAGAGAATATGATAGAGGGGGAACACAAGTAGCAGTAGCTAGAGCCACAAACATAAAAAACGGTGACAATCTTAGTTTAGACACTATCTCTCGTATGAACAGTTTTTTTGCAAGGCACGAAGTAGATAAACAAGCTGAAGGTTTTAATCCTGGAGAAGAAGGATATCCAAGTGCAGGTAGAATAGCTTGGGCATTATGGGGAGGTGATGCAGGACAAAGTTGGGCAAAAAAAAAAGTTAAAGAAATAGAGGGCGTTAGAGCTGACTTATCAGATGACGAATTTGATGATGTATTTAACGCTTTAAAAGGAGAAAAGATAGATTTAGATGAATGGGAAGTAGTAGATGAGCAAGATTATGTAGATGACTACGAGGATTGGGCAGATACATTTATAATGCCTAAAGAAAAAAAAGAGTTTGCAGATGAAATATCAGCAAAACCTGACGGCTTTAGTTATTTAGATAAATCATATTACAAAATACGATTTAAGTATTTTAAAAAGAGTAAAAGAAAAACTAAAACAGGAACATCAAGATTGTTTTGTAGAAATATGATGAGATTATCAGGAGAAGGAACTGTATATAGATTAGAAGATATTGACGCAGCTAGTAGAGCAGGTGTTAATAAACAACTAGGACATAAAGGTAGAAAGTATGACCTTTTCAAGTTCAAAGGAGGAATTTGGTGTACCCACGCCTGGAAGATAGTTTTATATCGCCTTAAAGCAGGTAGTGAGCTAAAAGAAGGACAAGGATTAGATGACTATAAAAAAACATCATCAATACCTAAAACTTACGAGCCAAAACCAAGAGGAATAAAGGACGCAGTTCAAGCAGCAAACGCAAGTAATAATTGGTGGAAATATCCAGGTAGAAAATAAAATAAAATTATGGCATTAGAAATAGCATATACAAGTTCACACGGTGTAGAGTCAAAACAGGCATACCACCGTATATATAAAATAATTTATAACGTAAGAAAAACAACCTCTGCTACTGCTTATGCAGAAGTTTATTATAATGATATGGCAAGGCGACAAGGATTTGACCCTATTGATACAGTAGAGTTTGATTTTGTTATGGATGTATCAAAATTAGCACCTGAGCCAGTAACACAGGCGTATCAATCTTTAAAAACTAAGGCAGTAGTTACAGATAATAGAGGTAAAACTAAATCACTAGATTATTCAAAAGCTAAAGACGTTTAAATATGGCAATACAACATACATTATTCATATCAGCAACAAGATTAAAAAAAGATACGGCTTTAGGTGGCTCAGTAGATGACAACCTTATAATGCCTTATATTCTATTAGCACAGGATATGAAAATTTTACCTGTTCTTGGAACTGATTTATATGAAGCTCTTAAAACTAAAATAAATGGAGGTACTCTTACAGGCGATTATAAGACCTTAATGGAAACTTATATACAACCTGCATTAGTGCAGTTTGCATTTGCTCAACTAGCACCTTATTTAAGGTTACGTTTTGTTAATAATGCAGTTGTAGTAATGGGTGCAACAGAACAATCTTCTAGTGCTACTTATGACGATATAAAACCTTTAATGGCTACTGCTGAAGATGCTGCACAGTTTTATAGACAAAGATTAATAGATTACTTAACAGACAAAGGCAGTAGTGCTTTTCCTGAATATGCTAGTAATAATGATGCAGGAGAAATGAGTCCTACGGTACGTAATTATTATGCAGGGCTAAATCTTGATATAGCACCAGTAAGTAATAGGGTAAAGAGTTTTCTACAAGGAGCAAATATTACTACTTATGACTGTTAAGAGAAGAACATATCCAAGTAGCTTGGAAAATTTTAAAAAGTTAAAAAATTATATTAAAAAGTTAAACAATGGCAGGACAAAGATTAACCGACAAATCAGGACTAGCACAGCAACCAGCAAGTGATGATTTATTAATGGTGGTAGATGCTTCTGATACTACAGGGTCGGCATCAGGTACAAGTAAAAAAATAGAAGCTAAAAATGTATTTACTGTAAAATCAGTTTCTTTATCTTCTGCACAAATACAAGCATTACATGCTACTGCTATAGAGTTAATTGCTGCTCCTGGTAGTGGTTATTCTATTATGATTCACAGCATTTTGGTTGATGGCATCTATGGTACTACTACAGAAACAAGCGGAAGAGACCTTTTATTTGCTTATGGCACACCTTCTTTTTTCCCCCCACCCGGCAACTATTCTTATTTTCTTGAGAATTTTATGCTTAATGCAGCAACTAGTAGAACTTTGTATGCTATACCTTTACCTAAAGGTACGAGTGTTGCAGATAATCAACCTTGGAAAGTAAAAGCAAACCTTCCAATAACTGCTGATTTTACTGCTGTTGTTCATATAGCTCATACAATTATAAAACTATGATAAAATATCTATTCTTATTATTACCTTTTTTAACCTTTAGTCAAGGTAGCTTTTTTAAGTATTCTACATTTTATACTTCTATGAGTATGAATACTTCTATGATTGAAGCAGAAGATTATCAAGCAATCGCTAAAGGATACGAAGATATAACACAAGTAAATCCTTATGACTATAACCTAACTATAGGTATTCGTAAGATTGCTAGATTTGATTATGAGTATAAAGTAAAAACCTGGTATTATGGAACTGAAAAAGCTGTTGCAGATAATGTTACTATTGGTAATTCTAATGGTTGGGAGTATTTGCTTAATTATTCATTTATACGTAATCGTTCCGATAAGTTTACTGAGCAGAACTTTTGGCTTAGATATCTTGGAAACAGATGCGTAACTAAAATACAATATACTGATAATCAACGAGTAGATTTAAGATACAATTCAATAGATTCTAGATATAGAATAAAAAAGGGGAATTTTGACTTTACTATTGGTGCTAATTTTAGGATGCACGACCCTTATGGCATAAATCCTATAGAAGATTTCTGGATTCCTGGACAAACTTCTTTTCAACAATTAGCTTCAGACTTTGGATATTCTAGCCAATTTGTTAATGGTAGATGGCACTGGTATAAAGAGGGCGAAGTGATAGCAACGTCAAATGATGAGTTCTACAAGCATTATTTTGGTCAAGCTATAGCAGAGTTCAACGAAAGGGAGTTAGACGCTCTAGGGTCACAAAATGAGCTTT